CATCCTTAGTAAATGCGGATGCGTTTAAACCATCCAGCAGATCAGCATCTAACCCGGAACCCACACCATCATTGCCGCTATGCCATACGGTATTGCCGTTAACGAATAATTTTGCCGTGTTCCCTGGATTAGCCACGCTAACGCTATCGCCTCCTAATACCAATTTTTGCAACGCAGTTGCTGATGGGCCAGTTATTTGGAGTATATTATCTGCTGATCCCAACGCTATATACTGAAAAAAAGCGCCTCCGCTGCCTCCCGCGTTCGATATAGTTCTAATATACCCATTCCCGAAACCTACACCTATGTTGGAAGTACCTAAGGAATTATCGAATAAATAATCTGTTCTGAGATTTCCATTAGGATACATCCTGAGTGGGGTCAGAACACCTGTTTTGTTGAAAAGCAAAACGCTATCACTTGCTGAATAAGAGATATCCCACTTCGCTAATACGTCATATGGAGCGAAGAAATAACCATTGGATTTAGGTTGTGAACCAAATTCAATACCACGGGTGCTTTCAAATGTGGCCCCTTTATATTGGTCATTAATGGCAACGTGGTTAGGGGCGGGAAGTGTAGCATCATAATCAATCATCTTGTCATACACAGCACCGGAGCGGGCATGCAATTGATTCGTATACACACTGTTGTTTGTAGAACTCGCATCTATCGAAATGCCATCAAAATTTCCAGCGTTATCCTTTGCTTGCCAGGAGAAATCTTTGATATTATTATTCGTAATTACGCAGTTATCACCATTAACTAAGGATATGCCGGTGTTAGCAGGCTGCAGGATGGTATTATTTGATACAGAAACATTCTGGCAGTTTGTAAGCAAAACGCCATTGCCGCGGGTTTTATAACTGCCTCCCAAGAAATAATTATTGCTTACCTGTCCTCCACGTACACCGGTCAGACTCACAAGCCCTCCACGGCCCAGGCTCACATTGTTATCTGTTATCTGCACTGCGCTATCCGCCATTATATCAGCTAACATGCAGTTGGGCTGACCATCTAATTGGTTATTCTGTATCCATATCTGAAAAGCATTTTGATCCACGCATTTTACAAACGCTCGGCCTATTGTAGTATCTCCAGGACTGTGCACCCAATTATTCTGAATCTTAAATCCTCTCTGCTGTCCTGTAGTCGCATCTAAAATAACGATTGGATGTTTTGTTTGACTTATAAGATTGTTTGAAATATCAGCATTCCGCGCCTTGAAGACCATTGCCGAATCCAGATATACGAACGTACAGTAATTCACTTTTAGATCACCGTTCGCGCCCGCGTCACCTTCTACACGTATGCCCGAAACCGTTGCTCCCTGTCCCCAACGGCCAGCGCCGGAAGGATCGAGTATAGAAAATGTCCCATTGCCACGGAGGGAGATGCCCCAAAAACCCACTTCAGGCGCGGTTACCGTGAATAGCGGGAAAGTGCCGCTTGTAGCCTGTATCGTGGTTGAATAGCTTCTAATTTCTCCATCAGAATAAATCTTGATACCGGCTTTGTTAACCGTAATAGAACTTGCGATTTTATAGAATTTTCCGTCAGAAAATGATCTATTAGGGAAAAAAATCTTACCGCCTGGCGATACGGCTGCGATAGCATCTGTTATTGGCCCCGTATCATCTGTTGTGCCATCCCCTTTTGCCCCGAACCAGCAAACGTTAAGACCTACGAATTCATCGAATGCTCTCCACCAAATCCTACCACCAGCTCCCGTGAATACAGTGCCAGCATTATCTGTACCAGTTGCGCGCTTGAAAAATAAACCTCCTCTGAGCTGGTCTGTGACGAGCAATATCTTAGCCTTCCCTGTATATGCTTGCAAGGCCGATATATCGAAGACCGTGTCTATTGGAAAATTCTGTTTGGTCACGGTGCTGTCCCAATACGAAGAAAGGTCTGTAGTACCAGCGCCGAGTTCAAACCAGCTTAGCACGCCGCCTAAATTTCTGTACCCCCAAAATTTACCATGCATGTATGCAATTCTGCCTGAATCACCCACCGGCGATCCTTGGTAAGTTGCAAGATTTGTGGCTCCTGTATCCCGTGGCGCTCCAAGAACACTATCAGCCATTAACCGATTCTGCTTCACGTTATTTGCCGATTTGCTGTATATACCTTGCCCATAAGTAGGGCCGCATAATGTCAGCAAAATGCCAGTAAGTATAAGGATTAGTATGTATCTCATGTTCTCCATAGTTATATGTGATATAATGCCGGTTCACCAACATTTTCAGGTCTTGCTTCTATGCCACCATCAGGCAGCATTTGAAAGGCATTTAGTAGATTCGGTTGTTCGTTTGACGGATCATCATCAAAACCTGTTACAGTCCCGTGCGTGTCCCTTTTCAAAAGATGCTTATAATCCCCATTATCGTGGACGTGTGCTTTATTTTGATTGATTTGAGTTGATCCAACAATATTGCCTGCACTTCCCCTATCAGTATCTTTTCCTGCTCCCAGATCAAGAAACCGTGGAAACCAGCCTCCTTTTTGCGGAACTATTATTTCCGTGGCTCCTCTTGCCCATTTGGTTTTGTTTGTGGCCCAGGCAGCTATTGATACGACTGATCCTGGTAGAGCTGCTTCCAAGCGCGTCAGAAACCGATCTACGCGCGGATATTCTGCAATCTGCAATGTCTGACCATTAGCTGATATAAGATTCGGCCCGGGTATACCGCCCATCACTAACAAACCCACTTGTTTCCAATCGGGGGAGATAGAATGCACGTACCACCGTGTGCCAAATCGCACTAAATAGGCCCATTCAGACTCTCCAAGTACGAATGACGCTACTATACCATTCTGCACAATATCCTGCCCTACAGGAGCTAGAATCGTGGTCTGCTTCTGTATTCCACTGGCTGTAAGTAGTCCGCATAAAACTCCTTCAGGATATTCATCATCCAATGTTATACTGACAACCGCGGTAGCGCCCTGGATAAATACGAGCCTTCTTTGTGCTGAAACCCCCAGCACAGTGGTGGCGCTGACCAGATAAATACCTGATGCGTCGAAGAATCTTGCTACTGCATCCGGCGTGGATATTACAGAAGATATCTGAGGTTTAAACGATACGGTTATCATTTGCTCATTCTCAAATATCCGCCCATCCGTATATCTGAATCCGCCACCCGGTATATCATTCTGCCATTCTGCACCTTTCTCCAGATACTCCACACCACGCAGATGCACAGAATAGTCCAGCTCATTCAAATAGGGATCAACCAGTATAGTTGGATTGCCGCCCACGTCCAGCTCTATGCTAGAACCTACCGGCATCGCGCCACCAACATGGTAAACTCTGTCGGGCCTGTTAATGCCCGAACCGATTTGAGCCGCTATAACATCTCCTATTTGATCCAGGCTCAAACCATACGCCAGAAGGTTATCAGCGGGATCAGGCAACTGTGTTGGCCCGAACGCCCCCTTCCACGTACCATCTGGTGTTAGGTGTGGTGGCAATTCTTGTAGCGCCACAAGCGTTACTTCATCTACGTCTGGCTTAGGCATATCCTGGTGAAATTAAATTGTCATTAACTTGGTCATTACTGATGCCTTCATCATCTTCTCCTGTCCATAGGCCAAGGCTCGGCGCCGCTTCAGCGAATATAACTGTTGGTATGAAAGGCGCATTCCATTCGCTGAGCAGATTGAAATCACAACCAGTTATACCAATAGTGATCGTATAATAATCATTGCCTAGATAGTTATTGTACTGGCTGATTACATCATCCGCATTTAATGCAATACCGATGAACGCACCAATAGTATCCGTATTACCATTATACCAGAACAGGGAAACAGGATATGGATTAGGGCAGCCTACGAGCCTTATCCTGTTTTCATCTGCCAGATATACGGTAGATACCGTAGGTAATAGCTCTCTCGTTTTAGGCCCACAACCGATAGCTGAGGATTCAAATGAGAAGTCGCCTCTTACCGGGCTGGCCCAGGCAAGATTTGTTAAGATCACCGTACCTCCGTGAACCACTCCTCCGTTATCCTTGTCTCTTCCGCGCCAATCTAAACGCACTCCGCTATTAAAGGCATCCTCCAGGTCTATAAAACTGTACCCATCGATGTAGCTGACTACCCCTGAAACCGTTATCGTATAGCCTTTATAGGCAGGAATGTAATCTCTATCTTTGCCTTGCGGCCCGGAACGCTCTTTAACATCCCGCTGCATCTGTATTGTGAAGTCAGTAGCATAGCAGACGGGCACCGGTTGGCCGTTCTTCATGAAAGCTAAAATAAAGTGTCTGCCCTGTATAACTTGCATGCTGATAAAGTTAATCTTTTTCTTCGTCTATGTCGAATTCTTCGTAATTCACAATTGCCGCGCCTTCTTCCAAAACCTCTGCTGCAAGTGTTTTTATCTCACATTGCTGATGGTCGACTGTTCTTGTTAGTTGCATAAACCGCCTCCCCGGTAAATGTAAAAATTCAAGTAAATTGAAGTAAGAAAGGCTATTGCTATAAATGGTGCCTTCAAAGGTATAAGGGGATTTTCTATATTGATCTATCACGGCTTTTGCCATGTGCTGTTCAATATCGCCCGGCTCAACTGCGGTTTTAGCGCTATCCCAATCATCCACAGGCAGTAGGCTTGCACCTGTAAAAATAGTATTACTCAATCCATTCTCTCCAGTATCTATAAATGTGAATTCTTCCGAATCTTTTACCTGTGAAAAATCCGCCCCGTTCTTTATAATAAGTCTTCTTCCTATCGCAGACGCGGTAATCCCTCCTATTTTTATTCTACCGATCTTTATGTACGCTGGCCCTGGCCCATCGTCGGTTGTTTCTTCTCTGGGCTGAAATATTGATAATTCCACATCTGCAACACTCGGTACTGTACTGCCGTCAGGGAAAGAAGTCGGTAGTGGGAAAGACTTAAAAGTGAACGACCCTTTTGTTTTTTTGCCTGCTTTCGCTATGCCTAGCGTGGCCGTTTCTCCTCCATCAAATATCCATGCCCCGCTGCTATCCAGTACAAATCTCTGATCTGGCGTTAACACGTTCCCTGCCCTGACAAAAAGCGCAAAAGATTTACAGTTAAAAATCTCATACTGGAATGATATTTCGAATATGCCACCAGCACCGGTAATGCTGCTAACAATCTGCTGTAGGTATTTTAATCCACTCGGCGGTTGATCAAATGGTATGTACAACATGTACGGGTCAGCAATAGTGCCTGTTCCTGTTCTACTCACGACAATTCCTATACCGGTGGGCAATGCATCTTTACGTACCCAATTGGCGAAATCAGTACCATCAAATATAGACCAATCGAAATTAGATAACAGATTTATGCCTTTATATGTTACTTCATACTCAGCTTCTTTTATGGCAGGCTGAACACTCACTTCACCGTCCATCCCGACAGGTTCACCATCGTAAGCGGAAGACGGCCCTATTGTTCTGATCATATCCGGCATAGGCACATCATTAACAACGGTGCTGCTTATATACTGCTCCACGGTGAAGGTAGGAAAAGTTAAATCCTGGGAGCGTATGAACCATATCTGGTTGTGTTCTATAAATATTCTGGCGTATAACGCTTTGGCAAACATAAATAGCACATCGCGTACTTTCTGTGCTCCCGTCACAAAATCATACACGATATCGGTGTGTATGAAACAGCCAAAAAGCAATTTCACTCCAGTAGCTATATTAGTAGGATAAAGGGAATTCAGCACATTTATTTTTGTATCCGCATCTACTATCAGCAGCAAAGCTCTTGTCATTATCGCTTCATACCAACTGATTTTATCGTACTTCAATAATTGATCGTCACCATACACATTGAATAGTACGGATTTGGCATAGGACAGGCCATCTACTGCTTTCAATTGCACATCAAAAGGGGCGGCCAGATACGGATAGGAGCTAAAATCGGGCTTAAGATAGTATACGTTATCAAGCACGCCGTCTTTCCTTATTTCCACTCTGAATCTACGTTCATTGGTATCAAAGAATAATACTGGTAACGGCTCATTTGGATCGCCTGTATATAGATAGCTTATCGTTATTTCGCTGCCTATTATAGCGGCATCTTTAGATTCATTCTCAGTAACAATTGTAGTAATTAATGGCGTTCCGGATGCTTGCAGTTGTATCGGATTGGTCGGCGTTCCTCCTTCACTATCCATTATATCTATCCTGTACATGATGGGATTCACATAATGAGAGTCTTCAAACTCTATAAAAAATCTATTGAAGTAGGTTGCCATTTAACCATTTATTCGTTGTAAATTATATCCAGCCCTCCGCAATAAAATAACCAGATTAGTACCAGATATGCGTGTTTCAGCAATTGCGTCTCCTCCATTTCCTATACCAGCATCGCGGGCAATTTTCTGTAGTTGCAAATCGCTTAACACGTGTTCCTTTTGTGTAGTATTGTCACCAATAGCCATAAGCTGTGGGCCGAACGCTGTACCGCCGCCAGCAAATGAATTTGATCCGCCTGCTACAAAGGCTCTGAAGGCGCTGGCGGCTAATACGAGAGCAGAACCAGCAAGTATTGCCGGAACACCTTGGAAGCTCTCTAATGAAGCCTTAAACGCTTCTAATGCTATACCTTCCGCGATAAGTATAGTACCCATCTGTGAAAGGAAGCTGGCTATGCTGTTTGCGAAAGCCGCAAATACGCCTTGTATATTCCCGCTGCCTAAGGCTTCCCCGATTGCGCCAGCTATATTGCCTATGCCGTCAGCAACGGCGCTATTCAAGGTAGCATTAAGAGTCTTACGCAAATTATTACTTGCATCTACTGCTTCACCGGATATGAAGTTTATGCCTTCCCGCAATTTAGCAGCGGCATCCGCCGCCCCTTTCAATATCTCTGCTCTATCCACAGTTATCGGCAAGCGTATAACAAGGCGCTCGTTCTGCAGGCCCGTTGGATCAGTTATTTGTTTCTTATCAAACTGAAATATTTGCCTAGTGTCAAATAGGCGTTTGCCCAACTTATCTCTACTGGTAATATCCGTCAGGCTTGCAGCAAGAGTATTTATCTGAGCTGTGATGGCCTTTATCTCTGCACTTGTCGGCGATAAACCGAGCTTCACTAAATCCCCAAATGCTTTATTCAGCGCAGTTATTTTCTGTTCATTGACGGATTCAAAACTGAAATCAGTTACTTTAAACGTGGCATTTATCGCTTTCAGTTCCTTATCGAGATCACCGAGCACATCGGATATTGTCTTACCGGCGGTTGCTTTATCCGGCGTATTTATTCCTCCTAATGCCTCTGCCAATGCGTCCGTAAAGCCTCTCAACCTATTTTTTAATTCGTCTAAAGGCGCGATCTTGGAAATAGCTTGCAACTGTAACGCACCTACATTCCCTATATCTGCGGCTGTCTTCTTGCCTCCTTTAACTATTATGCTGTCGAGCCGGGTAAATGCTCCTTGCAGTTGAACTGCCGCCGTACCAGTATCTTTAGCTTGATCTTGTACAAACTGCGCAAAAGGATTCTGATCCTGCGCCAATTGCTTCAAGCCCTTACCTATAATCGGTGCCTGTTTCGCAATAGCTTCCGCTGTCTTGGTTATTTGTTCCTGCAGTCCTTTTATCGTTGCTGTGCGAATTAAGGAATCCGCATAATTATCTACCGCAACTTTTATCTGTTCATAGGAAGACTTTTCTACCGATAGTCCTCTGAAATAATCCTTATCAATCCTCTGCAGCTCATTCAGTGCGGCTTTTCTCTCCTGGTAACTTTTATTAGTATCAGTTACCGCCGCACCTAAATTTCTAATGGCCTGCACTTGTCCCAATGCCGCAGCTTCACTTTCAAGTAGTGTTTGCGCGAGAGATTTGTTATCCTCTTTTGCCTTTTTTGCTGCGGATGCTTGCGCCTGTTGTCTTTGAGCAAGGAAGGTTAATCCGGTGGTTAAAAGAGATACAGCCAGCACGATGCCACCAGCTCCCAAGAATGATGCAGACATGGCCTGGACTGCTCCTTTCAAGGAACCTGTTTGAGCCACCAAAAATTGCATCTGCTCCGCTAACTGAGTAATATTATTGCCGATGCCGATTATGCCAAAAGGAGCATCTTGCACTATGCGAGAAAAACTGGTTAATCCGGCAGCACCAGAATTGGATTGCTTCTGGAAATTCTGTATGATCTTGCCTGTCTTATCGACGGAATTGGAATAAGCAACAAACCGGGCTTGCCCAATCTTCAGATCATCTGCCAGCGTTTTTATATTTCCGTGTAGGCTGTTAATGAAATTACCGGTTCCTGCAATCTGTTTACTGGCTTTTACAATGCCGTTGGCAGCATTCGTGGCGGAAGTCTCAGCGTCCTTCATAGCACGTTCAAACTGTGCTACGTCTCCCTCTAATAAGAACCTTAGACCCTCCTCTGTTGCCGCCATGTTATTTCTTTTTTGCTCTATCTTTTCTATAAAAATACCGTTCAGCTATCTGTTCGATCTGTTCGGCACTCAATTTATCTTCAGGTTTGATCTTGGCAGGTTTCACATCATCCGTGATCAGCTCGAACAAATCTATCTCTCTCACACTCTTTGCACCAGCGGCCAGGAGCGTGAAACAGGCCAGTTTACGGATACCAGACATATGCCGGGCATTACGTATTATATAGCCTTGCGCTGTACGCTGCCAATCGACCCAAGCCATGTCTAAAAACTGATCTGGTAAAAGCCCTACCTCGCCCACGGCAAAATCCTTAATAGTGTCCCAGGTTACTTTTTTTTTAACCCGTCCTCGACAACAGGTTCAACCGGATATGCCCCTGGTTCTTCAGCTTGCCCTGACTCCTGATCAGCCTTCTTCTCCGGCATTTTGATGAGTATTCTATCCTCCTGGCTTTTAAAGAATAGTTTAAGCGCTGGTACCATTGCGGCATCTTCCATGTCCTCCATCCACAGGGCCACATCGTTTATGGTGAAGTTAATAGGGGCGCGTCTAACACGGAGATCGCCAACAAGCCCACAATAGATAATATCTACAGCCGTATTAAGATAGCTCTCTTTCCAGGACTCGGACAGCTTAACTATAGCATCCATCGGATCAGTACCGTATAACATACCTAGAGCTTCCCTGCACCAATTGTTAAAACGCAGTGAGCGAAGTTCCCCACCAACGTGCATTTCTGTTACGTAGCTCATATTATGTTGTTGGGCCTTCCACAGCCTGGGTTAATACGCCGTTTATATCGATGGTGAAAGTAAAAGTGCTCTCCTCAGCAGCAGGATAGGCATTTTCCCATTCAGTTATATAGCCTAGGCCACTATATGTGACATCTCCTTCCACAGGTATACCCGAAGCTGGCCCGGACACTACTTCTACTTCCAGCCCCACAGCCAGCATAGCAAACAGGTCTTTAGCAGAATAGTTTGTGGTCGTGTCAGCATCGGTAAACAGCATGATCTGTCCTGCACCAGTAATTTGATAATCAGGATCGCCTAACGGTGCTTTGATCCTTCCGCATTTTGTCACAGTGTTTGATATCTCCTGACTCGCGGTAATGGTATGCTCCGTTAAGCACTTGATAGGTATAACAGTTGATGGGCCTGTTCTTATGAACAACCATACATTTTTTCCAATGACTGTACGCTGTGCCATTTTTGTCGTTTTTAATTTTCTTTTATAATATGTTCGAATCTTATGAGCCTTCTATATATTCTGTATACATCACCTAATCCGTCCGATGTACTATCGCTCAATTTTCTTGTGCTGCCCTGAATCAATGTTAATCCAGATGCCAATACAAGACCATCAGCCAGTATAATAGGTGTTATTGCTTCCGCAACATTATCACACACAACGCCTGAGCTATTATCATCAGTTCTATGCGTTATGTCCAACAGGATATTGTGGAGATGCCCGTTGGAGCATTTATTATTCTGCAGACTATCCTGTTGATCCGCGAGAATAATATACAATCCTGTTCCCAAAATGTCTGGTAAAAAGCGATCCCAGACTGAATAACCTAATCCAGTTAGTAATGTTATATAAGCCTGTCTTACATATTTTGTAACGTCCATTACTTGATTGCTTTTATCCTCTTTATTATTCTCGTCACTATCTGCGGATTCACTTTCTTCAAAGCTGGTATCATAAAAGGATGTGGTAAACTGCCGTTTTTCAAGATCGACAGCATTATAGCATATGCTACTTGATAATCTTGTGTTGCCTGATTGGCTCTGCTTCCTGTCCTGCGCCTACTTTTAGTACTATATGTGCCAGAAATGCCTTTTCTTCGTACCCACAGCACCAATCTGTAAAAGAATTGCATCATATTGCCTCTGCCTGCTTTGCCTTTATACTTAGCTGCAAACGATTCATAGCCTGCGGGAGCCTTGAACTTCTTGCCTGTTCCAAACTCCCTATACACACTGTAAAATGCGGAAGAGAAAAATTCTTTCTGTAAAATTTTACTAGTATCCGCGCCAATAGAATTTCTTAAGAATCCTTCATCAACAGGAGCATTTCGTTTAGCTTCTCTTACCATCTCCAGTGCTCCAGCATTCAGCTCATCATCGATTATTTGTTTGCTCTCCGGGCCAAGCTCCTTTATTCTTTTAAGGAAAGGCTTGTAGCCAGTTATGGTCACTTTTAAGCTCATGTCGTGGATTCTTCGGCCACCGTTTGATCAATAGCTGTTATTTCCCAAAATTTATGATCCGCATCTATCTCCACTACGCTCTGTATCACATATTCTTTCCCTTGACAGACTATCTTCATTTTTTCATTAGGTAGAAAATCCTTCCTGTATCTGATGTGCCAAACAGTGGTATTTGAAATGCTTAACTGCGCATCAGTCAGACCCCTATTTGACCGCAAAGGTTTCTGTTTTGCCCAGGTATCCAAAACATCTACAGGCGTATCAATAGTTCCACCAAATGTATCAGCTACACTAGTATACGATCTGAAAGTAATACGGTATTTATAGTCTCCTATACCCACAGCACGCGGTTGTATTGTTTAGCATGTTTCCAAGCAATCTTTGAATAGCCAGCAGCATCCACATCTCCACGGTGCTCATAGTCTGCCAATACTCTGGCCATTATGGCAATCTTAAGAGGCTTTGGCAATGGCGCATAACCAGCTTGGTACGTTACTTTGTATAGACCACTGCCCAGCAAACGGGGAAATTGCGTGCCTTCAAACGTAAAACCGGTTGTTATAATCGTGCCGGTGGCATCTTTTACATTGGTAATAGATGCCACCGGCCCATAAGGCAATTCCTGTCTGTTCAGAACTGATATAATAGCCGTTACTGTCCTTGCTATGACAGATATGCCGCAAGCAACTTCTACCCATTCACGCGCTTCTTTTATGAGATCATCTTCAATGAGATCATCTTCATCCGGGTAATCAACCTTCATATAGGCATTTACCTCCGCTAAAGTAACAGGCTCCACCACTGGAAGAGCGTAGGTAAATACGACATCAATTACCTTATTACTTCCTTGCAAATTTTCTCTTGCGTGGTGCATTGGCTACGATCTTTTTTTCCTTGGCAGGCCCAATTAATTTTTTCGCCATAAGCTCTTCCAATCTCTCATCTTCCACAAGGTCTATGACCTCCCCTTTGCTTCGAAATTGCTTCGTGTTTCTTTCTATGTAGGAAGATAATACTACTACGTGCATACATTCAGTTTTTAAAAGTAAGGGGCAGGCACCAATCCTGCCCCTCTGGGTTATGACGCAGGAAAATGAAAGTCAGGTCAATAAACCGAAATCGCCTTTTATGAAGGCATCCGGATAGTATACTACAAATGCTGCTCTCTCTTCCACTACAATAGTAACCATATTCAATATAGCATTATCCCTATCCTGTTCGAAGAAACGAACAGCTATGCCGGTACGAAGCTTCAATTCGGCTCTGGTGAAATCTCCGATGAGATATTCATCTTCCAGGATCAACGGGTGCGGAACGATCTGCATGCCCGCAATAGTTAGTGGAGCACCAGCAATCAGTGTAGGGTGGCTGTAAATTCCATCAGTCGACTTCCTGGTGGCCATGAACATCCAGTTAATTGGATTCACCATTCCCCTGGTAGGAGGCATCCATATGTTCTGTTGCTGGGCAATGGCATCTGCCAATAAATCCCACGCTTCGGTCGTTAGTACGCCTGCGCTGGGTACGTGAACAGTTGCCTGTGTGATTATACCATCGAAGTTACCTGGAGCGCCAGAACCACGCAATACCTGTTGATCTTCTACTTTGAGCACTTCTTCCGGGGCATAGTTCTGCAGATAAGACGTAATACCATCTATATCGTCCAACATCTCCTCTGGCGCGCGCATATGCGCTGCTATCTTGATAACAGGAGCAATCAACCCGTCAAATTGATACTGTATTTCCGGTTTCAATCCATTCGGTAACACAGAAGTAGGCACTCCACTTTTCAGAGAAGCTTTGATATAATGATAGGCATTTGATGAAGTGCGACCTATCCGTATCATTGTACGGATGTGAGGCGTTTGAAAAGGCTGGCCGTAGATGGTACGGTCGAAATCCTGAGCTATTACTTGCCCGGTAGTGTTGTTGGTAAAGGACATATCCTTTTGGCTATTGTAATCCTTATCTTCGAATTCAATTGTAGCCCTGGTGCCTTTACCAGCAACGATTTTGTCGTGGTTATCTTTTACAAGATTTTCAATAGCAGATTCGAAGCTTTTGGTTTTCTCTTCGATCTTTTTCTGCTTGGCCTGCTTTTGGAACTCCTCTGCGAAAGTATTCAAAGCCAGCATATCTGTACCATGCTTGGTCATGATCTCCTTTATTTCCAAAAGCTCAGCTTTAGTAGCGCCACTATTGACAGCCGTTTCAATGCGGGTATTTATTTCCTGGACACTTGTTTGGCTCTTTTTCTCCATCCGGTCAAGTGCCTCAGATATCTGCTGAAGGTTTAAATCTGCCATAATTATTTAAATGTAGTGATTAGACAATCTTTGTATTTTCTCCATGATCCCACAATCATCCATGCCTACTATTATCGGCTCCGGTGCTTCTTCCTCAGCGGCCAAAGTGATATCAAATAGATGTTGAGATAACTGTTTTATTTCCAGCATCAGTAGCTCAATTGTTTCGTCTGATGCAGTAGTAGACTTTATGAACTTCTCCAGGGCTTTTATGCGAATGCTCATACGCTCCAGCGCGTACGCATTATTTGCACCTTTCAGTATTGGCACAAGCGGAGTGTATTGATTAGCTCCCCACGCAGTTAAGCTGGAGCCTTCCATCATTTTCACTTCCAGCAGCTCATTGCCTTCCTGGATCATCTTCTCCTGAACGGGCCTGTAGCCATAAGAATGTTCAGTTATCAAACCGCTGTCTGCCATATCTAAGTAATCATCGCCCAGCTTATGTGTACCGATCATGGAGATATAGAACAAACCGAAATCATCCTCATTCAATTCTGCTAATTTGCCCAGCGGTTTAGTGGTATCGTGATTGAGAAGATGTTTTATACGGGGCTGCACTGCTCCCGGCCCCTGCTCAGCTATAGTCTTAGCGAACATACCCTTCCGGCCTATATCGCCATCGTGATCCTTCACATTGAAAGACGTGAAATAACCGGCCGTAGTCCGTTTTTTGCGGTCTACTTCCTTTAATTCCAGTGATGAGCATTTATATTTATAGATGGGCATAGCTGTGAAGTTGTACAAATCTACTGATAAAAAATTAACATGCAACAGACGCATATGAGTCAAACAGGGTTAATTTGCTATTTAATATATACGTGTATATATTAAATGCTTATATTGCAGAAAACGCATTATGCATATATTAAAATACGAAGAAGCAGGCCGAATACTACAGGACTTAAGAGCTATTGATAGCTCTATAATCACATTCGATAAATTGTCAAAACTTAAAGACCCGTTGCAAAATGTACATGACGGATTTTTCTTAATAGATAAGCTAGTTAATCTTGGATTATTAGATATGCATGCCCTTATTCAAACGGCTCTCAGTAAATTACTTTTAGCCCAGCAAGAGCTTTCGACCAAATTCGATAACTTATAAACCTCTGAATTATGCAATCGGTAGATTTTGAAGGCTCCAACCGCACACTTGGCAAACCTGAAGGCATGACAGAAGAACAATGCCGAGCACTGCCTATAAGAGATATTGAACAGATTATTATTAATCCTGAAACGAATGAGTCTACCAAAATACCATTCGTGGTTTCTTGCTGGTGCCTCACGTTAGTAGAGATTGAAGAATTAGTAAGAACAGGCGTGTTGTGGGTCGGGATAAATGGCTACACGCAGCCGCCTATATTTATCACCACCGTTAAACCCTTCTAAGATGATAACCGGCATAGATATAAGTGCCTTAGATATACCCGCCGCAACACTCAGCAGTATAGCCAAATGTCTTGAAAATAAGTCTCTGTTTGGTCTTACTAATGGCAAAGCTTATACGTTATTCAAGACAGATAAGCTAGAAGTTGTGTGGATTGATCGAAATGGCAGGTACACACACGTCAAATGCCCAACCGCCGATCAATTTGTCGATCTGATGAAGATATCACTTCTCAGCCGGAGAACATATTTAAGTGCTAAACGTGTTAATGAATTATTTCTACACGCCAAACTGTTACAAAAATGAGATTAATAACTGAAGATTATTCATATGCTTAAACATAAAATATGCTAATAGAGAATATACTTATCGAGCAAGAATGGCCGCACCTAGAAATAAAAAACTATTACGCAGTAGAGCTGAATTTTAAGAATGATTTAACACATAATATAGGTACAGTAAGAGTATTTAAAAATGGATTCGGCATTTGTGGCAATTTTGATCTAAACGATGGTTACGAAGAAGCTTTTCTATTGCTGTTTCCTTCCATAGGCTATAGAATTATAGCCGGAGACTATGATGATTCAGGTAAATGCATAAATATCAGACAGGGCGAAATAATCAGCATCGGCCTATGTAGCGAACCTAACCTTGATCCTACAATTAAATGCTTAGGCGATCAAATACTAGACAATGAAAAAAACGAAAGCTAAACGGGGCAGACCTAAAACCAAATTTAGAGTGCCATTAGTGTTCCAAATAGATACCTCTGTTGCTGAGGTACTTCCTTACATAAACCGCAGCGATCTGGTAAACGAGCTGTTAGGTAGCAATTCCATGATTAAGAAAATGATTGATCAAAATAAAAAATAATGGTAGGGGCAGTTTATATAAGATATCTATTTTCCGATGGCACTACAATTGGTGCTGCGGCATGGGATACAACCAATTTTTGGATACAATGTGTTATGCTGCATAATAGCGGCCCGATTGTTTGTAAACTCCACATAAAACTTAAACCGTGCAAAAATACTATCTGATCACGATGGGCCGTGAAGGCAAAGCTTATACCTTTCCGCACGCTGCTGCTGATACAAAGAGTCCTACCAAGATATTCATTGACTTAATGAGCACGGAACCTGAACCTTGGACATGGTCACTACTGCTTGCTTTAGAAATAAGTTTTGACGATTACAGGGACTATTGTAATTTTTTAAAAGAGTATGAAAAAATACAGGATCATAAAGAGTTATCGAATTTGCAATGCTTACTGGATATACCATCTCCAACAGCAAATAAAAACTAAAAAGAAGAATTTGTTTGGTAGGTGTATTCCTGATGTTTGGGAGTATTGCGGCACAGGATTTTCATGCGCTTCAACCGCTGATGTGGACATAGTAAGAAGCTGGATGATAAATTTAGACGCGCACCTATATATTGAAAACCCATTAACAAAGGAATTATCATTGCCCGGGCCGTTTGAACTAAATGCCAATGATCCTAGTCAATCCGGCCGATGCTCTTGATGGCACAACACTGGTAAACTCATTCCTTATAAGTCTACCATTACTATCCCTGACAGCCTCATGCGCATGAGTGCAACGGCATTGTATGATATTGCCCTTAGCGCCTTTTGGATCGCCAGGATAATCTATGAGATCGCCATTTACATTGAAGGGGTGTGTAATTGGCTCTGTCACGCCATCCATCTTATAATGATCGAATTTGCTCACAGGCAGTCTGCGCGTCCTGAAATCCAGAGAGCTTATCCACACCTTCCTTAATAACAATCCTGTCTGCAATGCGGCTCCCTGCGCTGCTGCATTCAATATACCTGTAATCTCTGTGCGAGCGATCGCTCTGGCACGATAAGGATTGATCGAATTGTCCAATATTAGTTGTATCATATCATCAATGCTGAGCTGCTGCTCAAGACCTGCGGCTATCTGTCTGCGAATCAATTCCTTCGTCGTGTCAGTAATATCTACTACTTTATTGGCAGTGTAGGTTCTGATATAGTCATTAACCAGAGATAGCCAGAAATCGTTTGTGGTGCCAAAGAACTTGCGGCGCGTCAGCTCCTTACCATATTCGTCCTCTAACTGGTTGGTGACCGTATTGGCATATACTGGAAATATGGTGGTATATAGCTTTATCAATACGGCCCGGATAGGATCGCCTTGTATTAGGCTTTCTAAGCGCATCACGGCATCTTCCAAGCCATACAGCCTTATGTGCGCCACAAAGGGAGAAAGCTGCTGTTTTAAGGCCGCCTGAATGCGCTCTGTCCACGCGTTCTCTAACGTGATATGATATACATGAAATTGCCGCCAATAGGCTGTTCGTTTACGCGCGTTCATATTTAATGGTTCATTGCTTCTCTATCTGCTGGTGGTTCAGGTCGAACGGGCATCGGCGGCGTAAGACATTCTACCTGTATCGGCGGTATTGTCGAAAGAGCACGCTCTACCTGTATCGGCAACAATACGATTTCGGATTTTTGAGTACTGCCAATTACTTCGTCAGGTGAGACTATTGTACCGCCTGACGAAAATCTATGGGGTTCGGTAGCCGATACGATTCCAATACTTATCATATGCCCACACCATATAAGTAATTCACGTTTACATTGCCGTTGCTTCTTTTGTGCCTCCGCTCTTTTACGCGGACACGGATTATTGGTAGGCATATATTTTTCAAGTATTGCCTGTAGCTTATCTGTACTCATTTTAGATGCTCTTTATAATGTTTTGGATTCGGTTGGTGAAATCTGTAGTAGTGAAATAGATATACTCCCTGCATGATACCTATTTTACCTTTGTGCTGAATCAGCAATTTACGACAAAAAGTGGTATCAAACGCTATGTCGTTTTCCTGGAACTTGATTCTTTCCCAGGTCTTCTTCGGCATAAGCATCAACAGTCCTGCTATGCCGCCCATTGCCTGCGTAACAACCGCATAGTTGTTATTGTATAGTTCTTCAGCTATCCCATAGTGATTTAATATATTGGGATCATCGCTGAGCTTTCCGTTGTAGCATTGCTGGGCAGATGCCAGTCTGTTTGTTAAACAACCCAGCAAATCGTATTTATTTCCCTGCTCCGCAATGATATCCTCCAGTTGCTTTTTTGTGTGTGGATGCAACCACATGCTGTCGTGATCAGTGATACAAATCCAGTCATTATCTGGCACTATACTGCAATAGTGGTTATACTCCTTGCCTATGTTTTTATCGGCTGCAAACGGCTGAAAGTACCAAATGCGGGGCTTATCTACGTTGCCCGCACTCGCATGCTGTTTTATTCGAATGAACTGCTGGAAAACAGCATAATCCAGTACCTTAGGTTTTAAACCGGTTAAATGCAACGCATACGGCAATGATATCTGATCTCTGACCGAATGCGCTGCCAGTTCTGCATACCAAAAATCGCATAGGGCATTTACAGTCGGTGTATTGGCCCGCAACATGATTCCCGTCTCATACATACCGTTATTTGAAGGGTATCCGGCATCCCTATATTTTTCCTGCTGCTCTATTACAATGCTTCTCGTATCTTTCCCCAACTTAATAACTTGCGCTACTTCTTCATATACGCATTTACGTCTATGGTGCCTTTTGAGAAGCATTCCTTCGCCTCTGTAATGCGTGTCTATCAACTCATTAAAATCACGCATTTGTACCGTAGAGCCGTCCATGTAAACAGTATAGTCGAATTCTGGCAAATACTCATGCGCAAGTATTTTTATACGCCGCTGTATTCGCTGTGCAGTCAAACCTTCATGCCCGGGCCTGCGATCTATGATCCTGATTTCCCACGGAGAGCAGCTTAGCGCCAGATCATCGGTAAAGCATATATATTCCCAGCCCTTGCTTATTATAAACGGCTCTTTGAGGGTATCATAACCCCCTGTAATTACTGTATAGACTGCTTTTCTAGCCATTCTTTATAAGCATTATAGTTTAAGAGGGAATGCACGGGTTTTAATTCTAGTTTTTGTGCCACCGGTTCTATTATCCCTGTTCCATAATCATCTAAATAAGTAGTGCATATACCTGGATTATTCACCACTATTTGATACCAAGCCCTATACACATCACCACACCACTGTTTAGTCCTGCGTGGCCACAATGTCGACTCGTAGCAGGGCGGATTTATATCATGCACAATGATTGTTCCGGCTACCCTTAAACAATAGAGGCTATTCTTAACATCTCTCAACACTTGTTCATATTCATGCAGCCCGTCAACAAATATTATATCGAATTTGTGCTCCGGATTATTATGGATAAAGTAATCGTCGGAAGTGCAGGCAAAAAAATTACTATCCTTGTATGGCGGATTTATATCCACGCCGAATTTCCTGCGGCATCTGACCCTTTCAAAATTATCACCGTCTCCCAGGCCTATCTCCAAATACGATCTGTAGTGATTCTTATCAATTAGATGCTGTATAAGCTGTGTGTGATTCATTCCTTGACAATTACTGGTTTTAATAATGTGAATTCGCCATTCGATTCTTGTTTAACAAATTGCTCAAAATATGCTGACTCAGAAAGTCCGGGTATATCAAACCGCAGTATTGCGATACCATTATATTTATCCGAAAATGTAGATACGTCTTCGCATCTGCCATAAGTATCAAATATCAGGTCTAATACTTTAATTGCTGTATCCAGGTCACTCCGGACAAAATCATTACTGATTACCAAAAGGGCCATAGCACTAAGGTTTAGGACGTTCGTTTACCACTTCTACCATTTCTAGTTCTATTGTAGCTGAACACGATCTATCGGGCCAGTTATCAGTAATAACAATCATGCCGACATTTGGTACCAATTTACCTTCCGGTGTAAATAGTTCATAGTATCCCATCTGCGTGTTGTACCATAGCTTCATTCTGCTGTCGATAGGTTCGGGAGGATCAATCATTTTATCGTGTTCGATATCCTCAGGATTAAAATAGTCATTAATATCTGGCATAATAAATAGTTTTTAAGTTGATTATTCAATATCATTATCTTCTTCAAGATCAGGGGCCGGATCATCTATTTGTTGTGTGCTCATGTCATCCATAGGTATAAGATTGGATGGCATCCACACACGATCCATATTAGGGTCGGTACTTAGCGGCTCACCCATTATAGACAGTTTACGATTGGGCGTAAGCCAGTATGCCCGTTCCAGGTAATCAACCTGATCCTTCTTATTCTCTTCCAATTCAGAGAATGCGGATACATCAAAGTCCAACACTGTGTTCTTTCCCTTCAGACCCCAATCCGTCTGAAATTTCCGGTTCATATTGTCTCGCTCACTGATCAGTGCTGGCAATGAGCATCTAAGCGTTAAGGCCCGTTCGCCTGAATTGGCATTGGCCTGTATCTTATTGTCAGGATCATTCATTAGCTGAGAAGGTACTTGCCATATATTACACAGCATGCGCATATTCCACTTCTCAGATTCTATAATATTCAAGTCTACAGGGGACATACGCACCCGTGTATATTTCCAGGGACTATTGAGTATTGCTATCTCACCAGCTCTTCTCGAACCTCCTTTTATCAACGCCTCTATCCTTTCCTTGGTGGCGCCAAGCTGCTCCCACGTAAGCTCTTTCAAATACTCAATATCCGTGCTATCTGGCGATAAAATGCCATCAGCACCACCATTTTGGTATGTGGCGATACCTGTCAGAAGACCTTCCTTTACGTTCTGCATTCTGATCTTGGCAGCTCTCACAGGACTCAATCCGTATAACTGGCTACCGATGGCATCCCAATCGGGGTTATAGTATTTCTCATGCATTACTTCTTCCTTCTCAAACTGTACCAGTATGCCTTCGTGGTAGGTATACGATGCCGCACGCAGGGGAAATTGCCCGTTTGTTTTTATCAACATACATTGGCTGGCAAGATTGTTTAACTCCAACGGTAAACCTTTAGACAATGGCGCTTCTGAGATCATGGCCCAGCGAAATTTATCACCCGTTATCAATTTGAACCCTACGCCCTCTTCCACCATATCAGCCCAGGTCTGCGTCTCATTAGGGTATTTAATTAGCTCTGCTAGTCTGCCTTGTGGATTATATGCTTCCAGCGCCTTATTTCGCAGCCCCATCATGTCCTTATAGTCCTTCACAATCCTTTCTAAACCTACACTCTCCTCCATCTTATCATAGGCGATAGAACACATATTCTTCAGACGGCTCATGTAAGCATTATATGCCTTTTCATCCTTGATCGTGTACCAGCCCCAGGTTGGTACTTTCACTTTATTGGTAATGAGGTTGATAATGGAATAAACAATGTCATTACCTATGTATCCCTCCCTGACATAGGTCTTTTTCTTGTCCGAGTACAAAACTGTCTCGGCAGCGCCCAGGTAGGGATAAGATATCCTGCTGGGTGGCACAATTGCTTTCTTACGAAAAGGATTAAGACGCTGAAATATATTTGTCATATCGCCATTGGTTTAAACCTGGGTTTGGAATGTCTTATTATAGCCTGCACAACTGCATCATTCAGGTCATCATGCTTGGCATTAGGAAAGTTAAGAATGCCTTGTTCATGATCATCATAAAGTAAAGATAACAGACTTTCACGAATATGCACAAACCCTGCTTCCGCAGTAGGGGTGGCATTCCTGGTTCGAGCTACCTTATCACCACCATTCACTTCTACCTCTATAGCCACTATACCTGACTTCTTGATAGTTTGTTTAGCACTCTTTCCGCTGGCCTTGGCCTCTATGTAATGCGGCGAAGGACGTAAGTTCATAGCTTTGATCAGCTCAGGAAATTCAAGGCGCATATAGCCTAGTTTATCTATGTATATGTGGTTGTCCCTGGTTCTGCCAGATGTACAATATGCTGAAGCATCATTCGCTTCCTTCTCCGTATAAGCAGTGTCCCAATCAGTACCATATGCTTCCAGGGTATCGGGTGCAGGAAATATGTTATCCGGTACCGGTATAAACCACTTGCGCCATATTCCTCCTTCTTCAGGAGCAGTCTTCTGCATAATTTGACCAGCATAGCCATAACTGCCAAGTTTAGCCTTCAGTATATTCAATGCGCCGTGTCCTAATCTCTTAGTGTCAAGTAGATCATTCTTATAATTAGCCTGTAACGTCAATGGGTATACGTTATCTGCCTTTTCGCCCGGCAGGCAAATACGATTTATATTATAACCGCTGCTTATCCAATGCCCTGATGGATCATCATCGTGCAATCGTTGCATCACCATTATAGTCACCGTTCTGATCTTATCAGTCTTACGAGTAGACAATGTGCGTGATACAAATCGCATGGCTCTCTTCAAATCCTTTTCGCTTACTGCTTCTTCAGGGTTGATAGGATCATCTATCAGTATGAAATCTCCATGCATGCCTGTTACGGTGCCGCTAGTGGATGTGACAAATCTTTCCCCTTTCTGATCATTCTTAAAATGCGTCTTACCATCCGAATCGCTCTTAAATTTTATCCAATCGGGATACAGCAAATTGAACTTATCCGATTTCAAACAGTCTCTTGTCTTCACTGCATGAGCAGTAGCGAGATCGCCAGCATAAGAGCTGGATATAGTTCTGATTGATCTGTCTTTCACCCAAAGCCATGCAGGGAAGAGCTGCGTAACCATAGTAGACTTTGACATACCAGGAGGCAGATTAATAAGTATATCAGGCTGACCTAAACCCAGCTCCCACCAATCAAATGCTTCCTGCAGCATAGCACATATATATTCTATATGCCAGTTAGGTACAAGGTCGACAGACTCTATGGTCTCCCACATCTCGCAGAAGAATCTATAAAAAGAACGCCTGCATAATTCTGCAAGCGCTTTATTTGCGGATAGCTTTGGCAAGTTCATTAAGGAAGGATTCACTAAATTGACTGTAATCTATTTCATCTTTTAAGCTCTCGCCATCGGTAGTAATATCTTTTTTCTCCACTAATTGGAGATCGCGTGCAATGATGTTAGCATTAAAGAATCCAGAGACAGCACCCTCAAACTTTTGCGTATAAATTATCTGGTCGATCGCGTGTATGACGCTCGAAAAATCTTTTTCATTCGGGCTTAATGCTGCTTTAAAATGGTTGAAATAATTAACGTTACAATCCATGTAAATACACAGCCCCTTCAACGAATAGGGTCTTTTAACAGGTATGTCCACCCAATATTTTATATGGCTCGTTTCTTCTCCTGTAATTAAATCTTCTTCCCAAACTACCTCAGGTTTTTTTAGCATCTCCGCTTTATAAAGTGGATTGTCGTCCACCCATTGAAAATATTCGCATGCCGCTTCCCACATTAACTGGCCATCAGCAAATAATTTATACCTACCGTGTCTGCTACGTATTTTCCAAAATTGGTTACCCTTCGGTGCTCCTTGTGCCATGATCTAATTCTTTATTTTGCTGTTTTACAAAATCCATTATCATAATTAATTGTTCTGAATTTAAATCCTCCTGCTTTAAATTGCTATCTGGTTCAAAATAATAACATCCATCGCCTTCACTGAAGTTAATCTCTCCTAACAAGCTTTGTGTTTCTATATCAACAACACCGAAAGTGACATGCTTAGGTTTTCTGACTCCTATGAATTGTATAGCGGGCATATTATTCTAAAATTTAATACAATTTACGAAAAAACATTCATATATCGCTCTACTCTTGCTTTTACGGCCTTCATCAGCAGCTTTTGTACATTCGCTTTCGATTCCATGCTGGCCATGACTTCCAGTTCAATGGAGTCCCGCATTATGATTTCGTGCTTAAACACGGTCTTAGTTTGACCAGGGCGCAGAAAGCGGGCATCTGCTTGGTCTTTAAGCTCTATATCCCAATTAGGCTGCCCAAACCACGCAGATACGTGCCCACCGTACTGCAGATTCAAACCATGGCCAATGCTCCTGGGATGGCCTAGAGAAACCGTAATTCTGCCTTTATTCCAATCTGCTATATCACCATCACTATTCAGGATGCGAACCTTGTATTTCTTCAACCGTGCCAGTAAACGCTCCCGATCATGCTTAAACCAGTAGAATACGAATACCGGATCGCCATTCGCTTCTTCGATGATCTCCTCCAGCGCATCCAGCTTCAGATCGTGCACAACGTGGTAATTCTTATTCTCATCATATACTGCCCCATTACAGAATTGAAGTAGCTTAGATGACAGGGCCGTAGCATTAACAGCCGTGATCTCGGTATCACCGAATAGTTTAAGAACTTGTTCACGCTCAAAATCCAGGTATTGCTTGCTGAGCCGCTGGCCCATTTTCAAAGAGATTATATTGCTCACTTCTTCCGGCAATTCGTGGTAATCCCTGGTCTTCATGCTAATGCAGACATCTTTTATCTTATCAGCTATTATCTTAGCATTTATATCTGCGCCTATCAGTAAATTCCGTTCCGATCTCAATTTATGACTGAAAGCCATAGTACCATTTCCTTTGTCTACCACAAAGTATTTTCTGCGGAAAAGGCTTAATTTCTGTCCTAATCGCTCTCCTCTGTCCATCAGATATAGCTGCGCCCAGAGATCAATTAGACTTTTTGGTGAAGGCGTACCAGTTAATAGCACTATCCGCTTTATCAACGGCCGAACCATTTTCAATGCTCTGAACCTGATAGATTTGCTGTTCTTAAATTTGCTGCTCTCGTCTATCACCACCATATCAAACGGGAATGCTGTAGCATACTGCGCTACCAGCCATGCCGTATTCTCGCAACCAATCGTGTAAATATGCGCTTTTACTTTTAGAGCCTGCAATCGCTGTTTAACGTCCCCGGTGATTACTGAACAGGTAAGTCTGTTCAAATGGTCAAACTTTTCTATTTCCCCTGGCCAGACAGAAGTCGCGACTCTCTTCGTAGAGATCACCAGCACCCGTTTAACGGCCCTGCGCTCAAAAATAAGCCTGTTTATCACAGTAAGGGTTATAACAGTCTTCCCAAGCCCCATTTCCATAAACAGAGCAGCATATTCGTGATCCATTAAGTGCTGATCAGCAAAAAGCTGGTAATTATGCGGTCCGTATATCATATTCTATATCTTTTATCAGCTTCTCCAAATCGCCGTTAGTAATTACTACCCAAACCCTGAATCCTAGTTTTCTCAATTGCTTGTGCACATATTTCTGTCTTTCACTTAAACTGCCTTCGGCGGTCTTTGTTTCAACAAACCATATCTTGCCCCCAGGCATTAAAATTATGCGGTCAGGCATTCCTGTAAAGAAAGTACTGAACCATTTCAGGCATAAACCGCCTAAATTGTCAATTTTACGTTTCAGACTGTTTTCAATCTGTTTTTCTAGTTTTTTTATCAGCATTTCTATCATTTTTAGGCTTAAAAACTCGATGGTGGCCGATTACAGCCGAATTTGGTCTAAATTTCTCTGTTTTTGGTCTAAATTTTTCTGCTTTTCGTGTTTTGCGGCTACTTTTTACCTCCCGCCCAATTGCGGCTACCCGGCGTAAACCCTTATCAGCAGAGCCTTTCAAGGATTTTATATCAAAAAGGTTGCACGGTAGCCACAATTTTTGTAGAAGGGAGGGCGAATTAGACTGCGAATCCTAAAATATTCTAAATCTGCAATCCTCAGTTCTCTTTGTCTAAATGATCTAATCAGCTATCAAGTGTTTTATTATTATTTGCGGCTACTTGTGGCAACCTAAGAGTATAAAGCAGTACTGTGGCTTTTTTACAGATTGCCACAAGCCAGTTGCCGGGTTATAATTCCGGCTACTTACGGCAACCTTTTATTTTTCAGCCGGAATACTACTTTCGCGTCTATAGTATCTTTGTACGCCATATGTTTGAAATTTTCCTTTCTTACTATTCAAATTCCAGCCTGGTGTATTTCTTAGCATATTATGGAGTCCTTTCGCGGTGGCCTGTGTCAAATCCCTCATGTTACCTCCTAGCGCTTCGCACCATATTTCAGCCACACATACCCTATTTCGTTTAAATACTCCTTCTTCTAACAGTTCATCAGTTTGCAGCCACTGCCTGCGCTCAAACAGGCCCAGAGCATTCCAATCCTCAGGCAATAAGGTATCCAGATATCTCAGTATTGCCCCTGCACGCTCGTCCTGCTCGGTGTGGTCTGCCTGCTCAACTTTTGCCTGACCTTCCATCTCGGCATCAAGATAAAGGGTCTCCCCCGCCTTGAATAACGAATATGCTTCGGCCCATATCTGCGCTACAACCTCCGCAGTTAAATCGTCAAAAACACTTAATTGCGGTATCGTTGCATAAATATCAACCGGCCAGAATCTGCGGTTCCCTGTGGGATCGATCAAAAAGTCGCGATTGTTTGTGGTGCCAAAGAACACACATTGCCGTGGATATTTCTCCACCCGTCTGCCGTATGCTGGCCGGTATTGATCCACCCGTTTAGCCACGAAGTGTTTCACTTGTTCTACTTCTGCTTTCCGCATACCGGCAAGCTCAGGCACTTCAATGATCCAGGCTCCGCGTAATTGCTCAAACGCTTCCTTCCCTTGAACTGTGGAGAATGAGTCACTGAACCATTTACTGCCCATTATATCAAACAAGGTACTTTTAGCCTTTCCCTGCGCCCCCACAAGCGTAAGCATGTATTCAAACTTAATCCCCGGTTTAAATATCCTGGCCACAGCAGCTACAAATGCCTTCCTGGTAACTGTTCTGACATAATCAGTATCTTCGGCACCCACATAGTCAACCAGGAGCGTTTCAAGCCTCTCAGTGCCATCCCAGACTGTCTTCATCACGTAATCCTGTATGGGGTGATAACCGGCATCCAGGAATATCAGATTCAGACCGTCCATTATTTTTGGCGCGCTTACGATTCCATATATCCGTTCAAAGTAGTGCCGCAAGCCAGCATCGTCCTTATCACTCAGGTGCTCAGGGCCGTTCTTTATTTTACGCCAGGGCAGGTTGCGCATCACCATTTCGCATTGCATGAACTTGTCATAGCCGAAACAACCCTTTAGATTTGGATCGTTTTTCAGAATCATCACAACATTATTGATAGTTGTGTAGTATCTGCCTTTCCTATCTACATCCAGTTTTGATAGCCATTCGGGGTCTTCTTCACTGGCGTTGCCGTCTTCTGGCACTTCGATGCCATCAAAATCCTGTGAGGCGCTACGAAGGCGCTCAATACCAATTAGCTTTCTTACTTTCCCATCTTTGGCCGCCAAATCCTGCATGGCCAGATAGGAAGGTAGTTTGTTGATAGGTACCCGCTTATCGACCCCTTCATCATTTAGCCCAAATAGATGCAAACGTACCAGATCGAAGGCATTACACAATTTACCGCTGGCAGGGTCAGTGCCGTGATGACTGAAAGCATATTTATCTTCATACACTATTAGTCCGGCTGCTGTGCTGCCCCCTGTAAAACTATAGCGGTTATCCATCCCGCACTCCTCATACTGCTCCTGCAGATATTTGCTGATTACTTCGCTGATACTATATGATCTACAGAACGTGCCTATTAGTCCGGGCTTATCCAGAGGATCGCCTTGCTTCTTGATCTCCCTGTTGGTAACATGATCTTCCCGATCACTAATAGGCCATTCACTACTATCCTTCCAGTTAAAGTAGGAGTCAAGCACGGCATCGGCGTCCAGCCATTCTCCGTCCTGGTGCTCAAATATGTACTGGCCGTCCTTAGCGGTACTCGGCCAGTACATAAGTCTTTCCGGCTGATATGTGGTGATATCGAAGAGCTCAATGCCCAGCATCCCGGCAATCCGGCGGGCAATAGCTATGTACTCATCACTATGCACTGGACGGGATAGTGGAATAATAAGCCTCAGACGGGGATTTTCAGGGCTGTGCTTGTGAGTGGTATATAGAGCAGCCGCGTTGTCATAAACAAGCGTAAAGGTGTCCCAGAACGCTTTATTTGCGAAATCAACATCCAGTGATATCAGTTGTTTGTGCAGGACACTTTTTTTATTACGGATACCAGAGGTAAGGTAACCGCCAACAAATCCGCCAACATCTTTGATCTCATCCTGGCGGTCTTTTTTGGCACTTAAATATTCAGTATATTTCTCTGCTGTACGGTGAGTATGGGATAATTTAGCTAGTAGACCTGACCATTTGATTTGTTTGTTTTTCCACTTGGTCTCAGCACGGTGCTTACCAACCGCGATGTCTATTTCGCCGTCATAAAATATGTCAATTGCCATGTCAGCAGTTTAGGGAAGTAATATAGTTATTTGTCCGGTTGTAATCTTAGTCCATTTGCCTAATTTTCTATCCCACCAAAGATTGTGCGTTGCATAACCTTTACTTATAAAACAGGCCACAAACCAAGCTGCTTTTGTTTCAGGTTTTTTATCCCCGTAATATCTTCGCATAAAACAAAAAGCACCGGCTAATATAGACCGGTACAATGTGTGCTTACCTTCTCTCGCTTGCTGGTAAGTGATTATTTTCATAATTAGTATTTTATTTGTTATCCATTATCTTTTTCAATAAATGCACACCAATAGTCAGCGCCCTCTGGACTATCACCCCCATGAAAAGGCACCACTTAATGCTGTACTAATAGATAGACAATGTTTGGTCATTATAATAGGCGCAACGCCTAATGGATTCTGATTATTTGTATTATCTATTGCCTGTGTTTTATAAGGTTCCGGCAATCCGTCAAACCATTCTGATCGTTTTTTCATAAACCCAATTTAGATAGATGTTCTCTGAATATATGCTGGCACTTGCCTTTATCATCTACAGATTGGTGTGCACTTTTTTATGATTCGTAGGAGGCTTGCATTTCTGTATTCCTATCACTAAGTAATACGCCAAGCACAGACAATAAAATATCATTTTGATTGTCCCAGGTAAATCGGGAAAGCAAAGCATATATTCTTTGTTCCGCCTGACCGACACCCATTTCTTCCTCAACCTCAATAGCTGATGGAACATTTTTACGTTTAGCTATCGAATTGCGCTTAGCTACAGCGGTTATCTTTAGTTTAGCCATTTTTATTATTTATTTTTAGTTTTCGTAATCTTTTTATTGAATTGGCAGCCTTTATCCAGCAACTAATAGTTGAAGTGTCCAACTCAAAACTATGCAGGTAACAAGCTATTCCTTTGCTATGCCTAGCATTCACTTCGAGTTTAAAATCGAATTGATATAATACATTAACTGGTTTCAAATCTTGTACTGTCAGAATATGTAATTCCGGCTGATCCATCTCAGTCATCTTTTTTATAGTAATCCGATTCAAAACTCGCAGCAGCAAGTGGCAAACCTAAAGCCCAGCTAATTGGTTTACCCATTATCCCGTTTACCTCATCTATAGAGCCAACACCTTTAAGCATATCCAGTATTATTTCGTCATGTACATGCATAACGATGTTATACCCGGCCCGGTGTAATCTGAGCATTGAGTGGGCCAATATGTCTCGTCCAATGGCCTGCACAATATTCTCTACTAGTTTGCCGCCATAAGTCTCTATTGTGACCCATTTCTTTGAAAACTGATCTGTTCCTTCGTACACAATCACACCATCAGCAATCCGGGTATTATGATAACATAAAGGCCTTCCACTAGGAAGCTCTATAAAAAGAACTTTTTTGCGCATATAGAACTTGATGTTTCCGTGCCGTGTAGTGCTTCCGGTTTCTATAGCATCATAGCATTTCTCATGTATGTCTTTCCACAACTGTACTATTTTCGGATTATTCCTGCGCCATGCCGAGACTATTTTGGGTAAATCTTTCTCTCGCAATGGATTCTTGCCTTTTAGTGCGCCCATTCTTATAAGTGCACCGACAGCACCTTGGAAACCTAGCGAAAGTTCGGCTACTTTACCTTTGGCCCTGTCTGCACTGGTTATTTTGTCCAGCGGTATGTTGAACATTTTGGAAGCGGAAGCCTCATATATTTTTCCATGTGTCCTGAATACTTCCAGCCGCCATTTCTCTCCGGCCAGCCATGCGATTATTCTCGCCTCTATCTGAGAACAATCCGGTATGATAAACCTATGTCCAAGCGATGGTATAAAAGCAGTACGGGTTAATTGGGATAATGTATCAGATAAACTGCCAAACAACAGATGTATATCTTCAGTTCTTTTAGCTTTTACAAGATCGCGGGCCAGCCTAAGGTCTTTCAACTTATTCTTTACCATGTTGTGCGGCTGTACTCCTCTTCCCGCCCAACGCCCTGTTCTTCCAGCACCGTAGAACATGTGCATGCCTCTGATCCTATCGTCTTCACATATATATCTGTCCATGGCGGAATACTTCGATATAGATGTCTTGGCAAGCTCCTGTCTGATCTTAAGCAATTTGAGCACATCAGCATTGTCGCATTGCTTTATAACTGTAGGTAGTACTTCTTTATTCAGCGATTTCACCGTAACACCCGTCTTCTCTTTTATCCATTTTTTTATCTGGTCGGGACTATTAGGATTATCAAGGCCAGTTAATTTTTTGGCCACATCCTGCAATATGGCGGTATTCGTAAAATCAAGTTCAATAGCATTTGCGATCAACAATTTATCTGCTCTAGTGCCTCTGCTATTTATGATGTGATCCAGAACGTAATATTTTTTCTCCTGTTCTGGCATTTTAAAGGACTCGGCATATTTGTAGATAAGCTTTTCCACTTCAACATCCCGGATACAATATTGTTTAAAAGCAGTCCACTTTTTCGGGTTATGTTTGGGAAGATTTCTATTGCGGAAACCGTTCGCTGCTGTAGGCTTACAGGGCTTGCAGAAGTATTGTATCAAGGCTTTGCCTGCACTATCTTTCATAAGAGGCAGTTTAAGCACTTGACCTACCTTGTCCAGACTTAGAGGGAGTCCTAACATAGCTGCCAGGGTCAAAGTACACTGCCAGGATTCGATATTTGTTTCATAGCCTGCTGTTGTTAGACAGGGAAATTCAAAAGAGGCACCGTGGGCGATTTTAAGAACAGCTTGGTCGGCCATCATCGCTATTATATTATCTGGTATTGATTCTCCGTTTACCAGATCAATAATTCTCACGGGGCCGCTATCGATAGAATAGGCGAATAGCATTATTTCGAAATCCAAGGCCTGCACGTGTCTGTACACTCCACCCAGCGTCACGTCTTCGCTACTGTATGTTTCTATATCTATTTCAAGGGTGGGGGCCATTTAATTTTTTTTGAAAAGCCTATTTTATTATCGCTTCCATCTACGAAAGCGCTAAGAGGTAAGGTTACAAAACCCTTGTAACCTTTTATATTTCTCCCAGCACTTATTGTAGGCTTGTCACTCATCCTAAAGAAAACGGTAGTTGATATCATATCATCTTCGGATATCCACAGATGGATATCGATTTGTTGTTCTTCCATGTATAGCTCTTTGTCTGATTTAGTCAAAGAAGTACAATGGCCAGCTAAATCGTATTGGCGAATATATTCATAGCTGTTTCCATCTCCATTTTCAGCTACATTGAAAGTGTCAAATATAGCTATGACGGGCGCATCGGGATTATCAATGAAATAAAAACGTTTTACTTTGTTGCCTTGATTACTAACAACGTTTTTACCTGCTTTTGCATCATCTATATTGAAAGGTATCATCTTCGTATATGTTTAACTTCGTTTTTCAATGCGTGTATGTTATCCAGAATATACTGTTTAAGTTCCACATGATCACAGCCCAGATTATAAATAATAAGCAGATACATGCCTGGAACATCTATTAGCTTTTTACCTTTATAACGCCCAAAGGGCATAAGGCTGTGATCATGTAGCATATTCAAAGGATTTAAAAAGGTATTTCGTCATCATCTCCGAAATCGAAGTCTTCATAATCTTCTTCGGGCACTTCCACTTCTTCAAAATCGTCCTCTGCACTGGCTCCGCCACTAAGTGGGAGGCCATCCTTCACAAATAATATATTATTTAGGCCACAAGCGACACCTTTATTTCCATCGACATTGAATGGGTAGAAATTAATGCTTGCTATAACCCAGCAACCGGCATATACTTCGTCTTCATCGGTAATATGCACAGTTTTACCGCCCTTCTTTTTAACGATACCTGGTTTATTGGATGATGAAGCATTAACAAAATAGCAATTTTCATATGCTGCATCGTCCCTTTCTTCATCGCCATCACGCAAAGGTTCTTTTAGCGGTTTTGGTATTTTGCCATTCCATTTTGATCCCTTACCTTCTTCTTTTGCAGCAGCAACGGCATTTTTAATTGCGATGATAGTCTTCTTCTCTGATTTAGGGATTATGAGAGAAGCAGAATATTTTTTATCTTTCTCCTTGTCTTTATTTTTACCGTTAGATGCCGATTTTGGTTCCCAAATAGCAGGATAACTGAGCCGGACAATACCGGTAATTACTTTAGTGGCAGAATTATCGCCCATTTTTATTTGATTTTATTGTTAAAAAATATCGGAGTAGTCGGTATCAATATAAGCATCCGTATCGACATCGGCAAAATCATCTTCAGGATTATTGTGGCTCTGCCACTCAGGACGCTTATCTTCTTCGTCCACAAGTGTAGGTTTGCCAGGAGGTTTTGTTATGAGGCCTTCCAGAGCACTATCAAAATATTTCTTACCGAGCAGTGCCTGCATTTCGGTAATACCTAGTATTTTCTTATTATAGATTTGATCGTCATTAAACCCTTGCTTGTTCAATGCCTCCTTTACTGCTTTTTCGCTTGAATAAGCCCGGTTACTACGCCCTTCGACCAACTTTAGACCAGGCCATTTCCTGCGGCCTTCTACGGCCTCTTTAAGGGCAAAATCGCAGACAGCATTCAACCAGTTAACAAATTGGTCTGCCCGGTTCATGATATCCGCTATTTCATGATCGCTCAGTAGAAGTGCCTGTTGGAATTCATATTCAGCCAGTTCCAGATTATATTGAGCATTGGCAGCGCATTGGGCCTTGACTCCGCAAAATCTGCAATGCGCTCCCGCTTTGAATTCACCACCCCCTTCAAAAGCAAGTTTAGCACCAGGAACTAGCACTTCAGAAGTCCACTTCTTCAAATCTTCAGCACTGATTGACCACTCACTGATGTTGTCCAAACGCGGCTGATAGATAACAAGCTCTATCACTTCAATACTATCGTCCCACATGGCCATTTCATCCAGTATACCAGAGGCATAGGTCTTTAGCTGAGTATTGTTTACAGCACTGATTGGAACGCCCATTCCGTATTTCAGGTCTATTATTTTAATCTTCTTCCGGGTTATGATTTCTGTATCTAGTCTACCGAATCCTTCAGGAACTATGGCAGAGAGATCGACCGGCGTTTCTATCTCTAGCCTTGCGCTTTTATCTTGCGCTCTCTCAGCATTATAGGATTCTATGACATAGCTGGCGTAGTCATAACAATAGCTGAACATGATAGGTTTGTACAGCTCATGATGCTGGATGCGCTCCAACATTTTGACATATTGGAGCGCGTTAGTCCAGCCTAACATGTCCCTGATAATCCCTTCCGCAAGTTCATGGGCGAGCGTACCTTCATCGGCAAACGTGCTGGTGGTTTTTACTACTGAATCTTCCAACCTGGCGGATGGCGGACAATTTAACCACTTATTAGCTGACGATGGGGCAAGTAATGCGTGTTTAGCAGAAGGGATAGACATGTGCTTGTTGATTGATTTTAATGGCGTGCTTAGATAGCGGCTAATTTTTCAGAGAACTTTTCGTAGTGTTCTTCTTTGAGATTAGCCAGAGAGGTAGCTTTGGCTTTTGCCAGTAGCGCCTTGATGGCGATTTTGTTTTTTGGATTTTTCATCTTCTCAGCCATAAGTTCGCGAAGGCTTTCCAGGGTCACACCTTCTTCTGCTGCTGTTTCGAATTCATCATCATCCGCAGAAGCTTCTTCCAGGTCTTCATCAGCCGGTGCGGTAGCTCCTTTGCCTTTGCCGCGTCCTTTGTTTTTAGCGCCTTCCGCGTCATCCTGGATACCCAGGAAGGTATTAAAGTCTGTTTTTAATTCGGCCAGGGTATTTACCTGGAATGATACTGTCACCATAATTGTTTTTTGTTTATTGAATAAATGAATGGGTAAACTATTTTGTCATTTTATTGCTGTCCAGAAGGGCTTTATATAGCGCCAGATCGGCCATAAATGCGTTGTAGTTATTGATAGGCAAAGCAGATATGTTCGCAGCACAATATTTATTTAATATCACTCTCAGCGCCTTTCTTATATCGCCACGATCACCCGATGCCAATATTTCTATTGCTACCTGTCTCAAGTCTTCTATAGTATATACTTTTTCCACAGTTTTAAATTTAAGAGGTCGAAAAACTAGGCCCAGATAAAAATCCGGGCCTTTTACAATCCCAATAAAACATACATATACATGAAATCTTCTACAATTCTGAAGAGATTACTAGCTTTTGCACCTTGGTGTCCAATTTCTTTATGGCAAGTATCAAATTGCCAATTTCTTTTTTACTCAGCATACGTACTCTGCCCGGTCTGTATTCGTGCTTGTTCACGGCCTGTATTAGCTTCATTGGTTTTATGTCAGCAGACCTAGCAAGAGCAGAAATATTAACTTCTTTGATACCTTTCAACTTATATATAAAATCCATTATGGAAAGTTATTTGTCACAATTGTGTCTATGGCTTTTAGCTATTATTAACCGGTCAGTGTCAGACAGAAATTCATCGTCTATAGGTTTTAGGTCGTTAATCGTCACTACTACCTTTCCTTTCTCATCGGCATCAGAGAACATAATTCCAAGATCATTTGCACGCAAGTATTTATCGGCATCGCGGCAGTGTAAATATTTTATATCTTCTGGAATAGTACTTCCTTTAAATACATAGCCTGTGACTTTTATTGTATCAGTTGCTGTTTCTTGATAGGGCCGTAATGTTTCGACTACCTCTTGAAGATTATTCCTGATCCCATAAAAGCCCACCGGCTTCGGTTCAGGCATCTTGATCAGCATTCCTATCGCGCCAATCGCAGCGCTGCAAGGGATACCTATAAGAGCAGGAATGGCGTCCTGGGTAATATAAGCAGTAATGATGGATAGTGCCGCACTTATAATGGCCGTAGCGATGAGTAGAGTCTTGTAACTGTTTTTAAGTTTTAGTATGCTCATGGTATAATGTGTTTTAAAAGGTGAAATAAAGGCCCATCATGTTTATAAAACCTCTCCGGGGCCTTTATACTTGTCGCTTTTGAGTGATGATGTAAATGTAGTAAGTTATTTCGGAGAAAGCAAATATTTATCCTACTATATTATCGCAGCAAGGTTGCATATCTATATAACCGGCAGCAACTTCTCATAATTGCGATGTTTGATACAATAAATATAAAGACACTGCAAATGCTGTTATGGTAAAGAGTACATAGGCTATTAAAAATACCCAAAAACGTAAATTACTACCGGAGGATGCCCATTGCGTTAAACGGTCGTGCCAGTGTTTCATTTATACAGGCGTTTTAATTCTGAATCGATATATTTTTTCAACTTTTTTACTGCGTTATTTCTCTCTTCTATCGCGTCAGCAACATACCGGATGCTTTTTCCAACAGAAAGTCTACCGTTATCGATCAGTACAACATAGACAGTTTTTGTTTTACGGCCTGGATTTGTTTCAGCCGAATCGAATATATCGTATCCACGGTACACATCTATGATATTTGGGTTCTTGTTCATGTTATGTTATATGGTTTTTTATCGACCATCCCCCAGCCTTTGTTATTTATAGTCTTTATGTGGATGCCAGTGCCTTTTAAATATCTTCTTATCCTGCAAATTTGAGTGTCAAGGGAGCGGCTATGGAAATAATCATCACTATCGCCATAAATGATCTGCATCATCTCCTTCCGGTATACGATCCTGTTGTGAGCGGTAAAGAACACTTCTAATACCTTGCTCTCACTCTTCGTCAGTGTAAGTGTCGTGCCGTCAGGAAATGTTAGTACCAAGCCTTTCAGCATGCAGTTTTTGAAATTGAATGTTGTCTGATTATGCTTGCCAGTTACGAGCCACTTCTCACATACCCTGATTTTGCAGACTATTATTTCGTACCCGCAAGTCATGCCCATGTGCATATCGATCCCAGCATCATACAGTGCCAGCCTGGATTTCTCTGATTGTTCATAAGAAACACACAGTATCGGTATCATCACATTCTTCAATCTTAGCCTGCGTAACATCTCTATATCAGTCGAAGTAAATGTGGGCCTGTAAAATACGGCTATTTGGCAGCTATCGATGTTATCGTACACGCCTATTGCATGCTTATATAAATAGCTAGTCAATTCCGATTTTATGCTTCTATCTGAAGAATTTATATATACGAGCAGAGCAAGTTGTTCGTTTTTCATACAGGAATCTTTTTTTTGAACCGTTTTCATAGTCCTATTATTTTTATCCGGCACAGCCCCGCTCTCTTCATTCTTCGTACCACAGTAAACGGTTTATGATAGATTTGTTTTTCCACTATTTCAGCCCAGCGCCACATATATGCTTCAAAAGCTTCAGTATCCTCTAGCATTTCTGTAGCTAGTCTCCTAAAATATTTATATTGTTCTGAATAAGCTCTAAAAGATATGACTCCGGTAATTAAATTCCTTAGAAAGTTATCACCATCCTGATCATAAAATTTGACAGTTATATTTTTAAGCAGCTTGGTGTTTTTAAGTCTCACGGTTTGATATTTATGTTATTTTCCACCATTACTTTTTTCAACGATTCTATCGTAGTTACATCTTTTGCCAGGATGCCTTTGTTATACGTCCGTAGTTGCCCATGATATATAAGATAGCATACTGTGTCATTTTCTATTTCTGCTACAGCTATTAATCCTGCCGCATCATCTTCTATTATCATAAAACCCAAATCGATTAAGCATTTATGTGGTATAGTATTCATAGAGTGCGGATTTAAAAAGCTCCCGGCCATAACACCGGGAGCGAGCCGGATTCAATCAAATAGAAATGCAATACTGAAATTTTAAATAGCCGTTTCTTCCGAATAGCTCCCGGTTTATTCTCCCAGAGCAGGAGAGTATTTTTTAGTTCTCCAATTGTTACCGGAGGTAGAAACAACCGGTCTAAATCTATGTCAACAATAGGAAAAACTCAGTGGGCTGAACAGGATTCGAACCTATTTGCTCCCAGGCAGCCCGATTAAATAAGTCCCCAGACTAAACAGCCAGGGACTATTGTAACCCCTATGAAAAAATAACCAATAACAATCTTCTACAATAAGCGTGGACTGAACAGGATTCGAACCTGTCAAACGAAGCGTGTTTTTTAGCCGTGCATTACTTTGGCTCTGCCATTAGTCAGTATGTAACCTGGACGTCCACTACCAGCACTACATGTTCCTTGGCACTTCGTTTGCTACCTAGCCAGCCCATTTGCCGGCGGGGCCATTCCGGCTGTCAAAAAACTACCTTAGGTTTTCTTGTTTTAAGCCCCAAATTTGGCGTTACATAAAATATCAGCTTATGTGCTGTCCTCCTGTAAAATAGCCGGGTATCAATCCGCTTAGTGGCCTTCCACGCTATTTTAAAATAAGACGGGTTATGTAGAAACAAATCCCGTGGCTTTTGACCATATCCTATGAAAACCCTATTTACATCTACAAGCCTTGCGCTTGTAATTCCTTTATATAAGCTTCTACTTTTCGTAATTGTCCGCGCCATGTTCCATTAAGAAGTCGAAACGAAGGGCGCACATCTTTTGCTTGCGGGACAACGAAGAAGTCGAATAGTTCGGTCACACTTCCGCATCTCGTCTGATCCATAGCTCTTTCAAAAGCTGCGAATTCTGTATGATCAAATCCTAACACTTCTGCTCTATATTCTCTGTGAGATATAATATCCGCAGTCAGATTTTTCCCGGCGATTTTCTGTACAGTACAAGTTGCAGCACAACCTAAACATATATCTGCCCGTCCTCTTCGAGCACTGAATAGCGGTGCTCCAAACGTTCCCATATCTACTTTGAAATCTTTTCTTTCATCTTGTTCTCTCAGTCCGTCTACCATGGCCTGTAATGCTGCGGAAGGTACTTTAAGCGTTTCTTTTATGTTGATCATCAGTTTAAGTTTACTGGTGGTATATCAAAATCGTATTGTACTAAACTATGTTTGTGCGGTTTTGCAATTCTTTTCTCTGTTATGCCTCCGCGATTATAGAATAATACTAGAACCATCCAGGCAAACAGGCCATTTGACAATTTATGTTTTTTCATGGTCGGCCGTATCAAACATCTGCAAAATCGCTAATAATTTTTGTGCTTTTTTACCACCAATGCTGCATTTAAATTCATCTACGGGCGGCCCTAGCTCTTCGTGATATAACGGCCCGCAATTTATGTTTTTGATTTTCTTGTTGCCATTAGTGGTATAGAAATAATCAATCTTTATTCTGATCATCAGGCTGCCTTTTTTGTCTTTGTATTCGCCAAACCAATTTAAGATTCCCTGCACAAGCGATTACACCGTCACTGCACGTAATAATAAATACCAACTGTCCGGTTTTCATATCAAATAGATTTACAAATAACGTATGTGTTTTTACCCATGTTTGTTTCCTGCACTGTCCTATACCGAGTGCCCTTATACACGAATTTATTATTCAGCCCAGGAGACCAACGGGCGAAACAATGAAAGGATTTTAATTTGTCGATGATGTAATATACGCGAGTATTACAATATCGTGTACTTCCATCTGCCATTTTTATTAACGCTGCCACCGTAGAAAATTTAAAAAATAATTGTTTTACAGGCTGGGACAAAGTACCCGCTCTTCACGTCAAATACACTGCGTTCCGTTCCTACCGGTATCTTGTACATCCTTTTTGCGGCTGCTGTGGCAGTTTTCAGTGTTTTGCCTGTCTGCTGGATAATCTTGTTATCGCAACCTTCGCCAAGTTCAAATATAACGGCAGCCATGTGTCCTTTTGGTATTTGGTACGTTTTCATAAGATCGCGTTTTAATCTATGAATTGTAATTGATCTGCGAAAAATGTGTATACCCTGCCGAAACATTCCCCGTTTCTATCTATCCAGCAGCAATGTGCTGTGCGGCCATACGCTCCGGGCCGCCAGTATATTTTTCCGGCTGCTGCCTTCGCTTCATTTTCCTCCTTCGTTCCGCATTCTCTGCCTTCTTTCACAAAATAAGTTCTACCGCTGGATTTTAAGATCGCTTTTTTCATAAGGCAGTTGTATTTTCGGATTTGTAAAGTTCGTAAGCAACGGCGGCTACATCTGCCTTTGTTGTTTTGCCCACCGTCTTATGGCAACGGATTAAGCAGGAGCCTACTATTTCCGTGATAGTAGTAGGACGATTTGAACTTGCGCCGCTTGTGATTGCCCAGGTTTCTTTGCAGGCAGTTTGAAATTCGTTCCAGGTAAGTAACTTTTTCATAAGGTTGCGTTTTATAGAATTATCCAATTTTTTGACTGTATAAGTTTATCAACTGCTGTGATGCTGATACATTGTGTATCACTGCCGTCAAAATATACACGCTTGGCTGTTATCTTAGTTATTTCAATTATTGCATAGCCGGTAATATTACATTCTGTTGCCGCATAGGGTATCTGTATTTTATCGCCTACTTTCATAAGGTTGTGTTTTTCTTCGTTTGATAAGTCAAATGTACGGCGGGTTTTTGTAATAGCAAAATATTATCCTACTTATTTTAAAAAAATTATTGCAACGTAATTGCAATTTCTATCTGGCCAGCTCTATTATAGTAGTATCGTAGAGCGTATCGGTGCCTCTCACCCGGTATTTCCATAGCCAGAGATACTTAGTGCCATTTACGCGCTCTTCCAGGTCTATACGACCAATTATGGACTTGGCTGGGGTAAACATACTATCTATTATATACACGGTCTGTATTGCCACACTATCAGCCTTACGTTGGATCAGCCTTTTCAGTATCATAGTATCCATCGCCGGAGAAAGAGCATTGCCGTATATTTTAGAATACTGACCGGTAGAACCGGCAAACAAGAAAGGCGAGATGCACAGTAATATAAATAGTCTTCTCATTGATGAGCGTTTAAGCTATCCAGCTTGGGTTGAATAATTTCCTCTGTCGATTTCCTGAGCGCATTATCCATGTACTTATAGATCATTACGCTATCTGCTATTCTTCGTGCTTCCAAAGCATTTATCTGGCTCATGTTACAGTCTTTTAATTCGTTCTGTAGGCGGGTCGTTTCGGAAGCAAGCCATTTTATTGTCCCTATTAGTGCTACAATGCCGACCCAAATATATTTTCTCCATTTGCCTGCAATGCTAACTTTTTTCGTCTCTTCCATCCGTATCGCTTAATATCCTATCAGCTATATTCGTCTTTATATCGATTACTTCCAGGAGCCTCTTCTCAGTCTTAGAGAAGAATGCCTGCAGAATACTTGATCCCATCCAGCCGACCGATATAAATAGGAGCACTGTCCAATTTTGCAATCCCGGCCTGTAGGCTATTAGCTCTGGCAGTATCAGTACAAATATAAATACGGCTGCCACGCTGATCAATATACTGAACCAATCCTCAATGAAGTAATCTTTGAATGAAAATGACAAATTCGCTTTGATACTTCTTTTTCTAAGACTACGTATTTTGAGCATAGTGTGGAATATAATTCCAACTAATCCGCAGCCTAAACATTCTAAAAACGTAGTCGCATTCATGGCATGTGATTTTTTTAAAGGACTGCTGCCGATGTGTATAAAGATATGATAAACCAAGTCGTACCATTGCACTGTATTGTCATAGAGCTGTATTGAGCTGTTAAAGTTTTACCGGCCGCGTTCCCGTCTATTGTCTCAGATGCAGCGCCATCCACAATAACATCATTTGCTGCAGCACTTATCTTTTTTATAACATAAATCCTACCTGTACATGTAGCTGCGGCTGGAAGTGTTATTGTTACTGATCCTGAATTATTGACCAATATGGTATGATGCTCGCCGATGGTCGTATTACCTGTAACTGTTGTAATAGAACGTCCGTTCGATCCAACAACCTCAAATTTTGAATTGGGGGTTGTGCCATTCACAATAAAATTACCGACCCCGGTAATACTCAATGTTGCATTTGGATTGTTGATATCAAAACGGGTTCCCAGGTGCTGGAAATTCACATCTGATGCGGCTGCTCTTACAAATCTTGCTATAGGCGTAGTGCCGGAAAAAGTACCACTACCTGAAATGTTAAAATTCGCTGACTGAGCAGTGGTTGTGTTTCTTATGTATGCTGTACTGGTTCCGTCATCCTTAGTAAATGCGGATGCGTTTAAACCATCCAGCAGATCAGCATCTAACCCGGAACCCACACCATCATTGCCGCTATGCCATACGGTATTGCCGTTAACGAATAATTTTGCCGTGTTCCCTGG